GTCGCGAATAACCCACGACAAACCTGTAAGAAGAACCTAACATTACTTGGCACTCTTTAAAGCACGATTAAACGCCTTTGTAAAATTCTTATCAAATACTGAATTACTAAACTTACTTGCGATAATATAGAAAGGGAATCGTGGCGTATAATTTACTGATCTTTCAAATCCTATTATAAGTTTTAAGCCATCTTTAGTTCTTTCATACACACCCTCAGTACCACCAACAGTTCCCATAAATTGTGTACTCTTTTTTATTAGTCCAGTCTTTTTACCTATTATGTTTCCAAACTTATTTAGTCTTGCATTAGGTTGATATGGTACTGGTATGCGTTTGCCTGTCTGTCTTGTGCCACCCTCTATCTGGTAGTGCATATAGTTAGCTACAATATCTTTCATCAGCAATACACCTACCAATAAATTCTTTTTAGCTTTGTTGATGAAGAAACCTCTTTTAGTAAATGGAGTTGGTCTGTCTAACTTTTTGTCCATTTGTTTTGCCATTTCTTTTTTCAAATCAAATAAAGTATTATTGATTGCTACTGATGTTGCAAAAGGTATTTGTTTCTTTTGTGCATTAGTAGTCCACTTAGTTATTTCTTTTATATTACTCTTAACACTAACTTGCATACTTTCTCCAATGTGATTTAGCTTTAAATTTTAAACCTAACTCTTTTGCTTTTCTTTTTACAGTAGATGGATGACATCCAAAAGTCATAGCCACATCATGTGATGATTTACCCTGTTCTATCTTTTCTTTTAATTTCTTTTTATCTATTTCCATTTGCTGTTTATAAGTTGATATACAGTTAATAAAAATAAAGCTACCAATATATAGAAACTAATATCCATTATAAGTTCTCGTAATGTTCTATAAGTTTATTTATATACCATACAGCTTTCTCTAAATCTTGTATATTTGCTTCTTTATATTTATGTCTATGTATATATTTAATTGCTGATCCCTCTAAGTAAGCAGGAAAGTTTTTTCCTAACTGTTGCTTAATATAATCTATAGCTTCAACGCCACCTTTCTTATAATGTGGTGGGTGGTTTACTAAATCTACCATTTGCTTTTCTCCTTTTAGTTATTTCTCTTTTGCATTTGATTCTAAGTTTTGGATTAGCATTAGTATCATTTGCAATTCTTTCTAACTCATCCTGCTTTGTAGTATGTAAATAAAAGTGTTCAGTAGTTGTCTTACCTGTTTTCCTATTATATGTTTTTACACTTTTCTTTAGTTTTGTTGGCACTTTTCTTTTCCTTAAATATCTTATCCCAATTCTTATCTATTTTCTTTTTATCTTCAGGTCTGCGTTTGCTACCTTTGCTCATAAGTTATCTTCTCAAAGTTTACTTCTTTACTTAGTTTTGATAGTAATTGTTTTGCTTCCATAAAATCTTTTGGAATACATCTTAGTAATTCTTCTATGCTAAATATAGCAACATCTTCTTCTTGTTTATGTATTTTAATTAACAATGGTTTTTCTTCATCTGTGTCACAAACTAATATGTTCTTATTATCAAATCTAAATGATCTAGCGTTTGGTTGTATTTGTGGATAACCACTAGATTCTAATTTTATATTAAGTTGCTCAAATGCTCTATTCATCATATTAACTCTTGATATTTTTCTTTGTGTAGTTTCTTTGCGTAAAGATTCTTTCAATATAATTTCTGCTCTACAAAACTTAATTTCAAAATCTACACCTACCATTTTAAAGATTCGTTTTCTATTACCCCACTTAGAATAAGTTTGTGATTCATAAGTGCGTAATGCCTTTAACTTATCTTTTAACTGATTATCTAAATATGTATTTGGTTGGTTCATAATACTGTAATCATAGTTGGTTGGTGGTTGGTTGTATTAGAAATACAAACCAAACCAACCATCTTTCTATTGATTTTGCCAAAAAACCCAACCAAAAACCAACCAAAAACCGACCAAAAACCAACCAAGTAGTTCATACCTCATTACCCCAAACATCCCAACCCTCTGTTTTTTCTCTTGCAAATAGTTCTATTCTTGGCAAATCACCTACAAGTTCTACTATGCTGTTTCTAATGCAATCAGGTTTTTTTGAATGTTGTTCTATAGGCTTGTAAACTATTTGTCTTACAGATGCAGATACTCTTTTTACTGTACCTTTTGTAGCCAGTAAACATATTTCATTATTTGCCCTAGTCCAATTACCCATACCCATAAAAAAAGAATTAGATTTTTTATTTTTTTTAACCCAAGAAAATGCACAAGTTTTATATTCAAAACTCCACTTAGAAATAGTTTCTAAACATTGTGGCAATTTTGGATAAGTAACCCATAAAAATAATATACAATTTGTATCTGAAATCTGTTGTACAGGTAAATTATAAATATCTTCAAAAGTCATTGTGCTGTATTTATTTTGCACATTTCTTGTACCCTCATTTCTTTTGTCATAATGCCAAGGTGGATCAGCATATATGATGTTGTATTTTTTATTAGGAAAAGGAATCATCAAAATACCTCATTATCAAATGATTTAGCTTGATAGCCATATCCCTCTTTGTAATGCACTAATTCCATATCTTTTAAATCAGCTAACCTTGATTTTAATGCACTATCTGATATGTCCATTCTTGCTTTTAGTATCGTAAACTTAACCCAAACACTAACAGGATCATTTGGCTCTTTCTCTTTCTGATAATCTTCAATAGCTTTTATTGTTTCTTCTCTTGCTCTTGTTAGTCCAAGTTTCTTTGGCGATTCATCAGTTATAGCTAATACACCTGATGTTACACCCTCATATCCATAAAGTGTTTGTTCTTTAAATTGAAAGTATAAATCATCAATCGGAGTACCATCTTTAACTAATGTTTGCTTTACAGTAACGAGCATAGCTTTATCATCACTATTCTTATCTCTATCTACTCTAAACTCATAATCTAAAGCTGCTGGTAATACAGAACTACCTCTTGCCCTACCATTACTTCCGTGTCCTGTATGATGCACTATGACTATGGTTGCATTAAATTCTTCTTTTAGTTCATCTACCCTTTGAATAAACTTATTCATATCTTCTGTAGAGTTCTCATTAAGTCCATAGTTTCTAGCTAATGTATCAATAATAATCATACCAATATTACCTTTTTCTAATTCTATGTCTCTACAAACATTCTGCAACATAGCAAATTCTTCATCATCTCCAATTCTTGATCCTCTATTAGAAACTAATAATGGTTTATCACTTATACTCTTATTATAAAATTCTTCATATGCTTTTATTCTTCTACCCACGCCAACAAACCCCTCACCTGCTAAATATAAAACAGTAGATGCTTGTGTATTAAATCCATAAAAATCTTCACCTGAACTAACAGCACAAGCCATAGCTATTGCTATAAACGACTTACCTGATTTGGGTGAACCGAAGATAGACATTACTGTACCTCTTTCGCACACCCTATCTACTAACCAATCAGGTTCAGTAAGATTATCCATAATTTGATTTATACTTTGAAAGTATAAAGAACCTCTTGGTGGTTTGAGTCTGTTTTGTTTGATGTAATTAATTAAATCATCAGATGATTTAAAGTAATTACTTTCATGAGCATCATATAAATCATCTTTTTCTTTGAAATCTTTTGGTGGATTAGCAATAGAAACACTACACCCATTTTGCTTTAAATGTCTTGCTATTTCATTTGCACACTTCTTACCAGCTTCATCATTATCAGGAAAGATGTAAACTTCTCTATTATAAATCTTAGACCAGTCTGCTTTATCCCAAGCATTAACTCCACCATGCCAAGTACAACAGTCATAGTCATATATCTGCTGACATCCTAATAAAGCCTTTTCTCCCTCGTTGATTATGACTGGTTTATCTAAATGCTTTTCTTCTATATATATAGGTAAAGTTCCATCTGGTCTTTTCATAGACCAAGAACCATCTGTATTTAAAGTGAATGGTGCATACTTTTGTTTTATGAAATGACCATCAGGGAATCTAAGCACTAGGAAGTTATCAGCATATTTGACCTTTATAGTTGCTTGTCTATAAAGGTCAACCATTTGTTGCCTAGAAAAAGATTTAGCACCACTTTTAGGAACAAGGGGGGTAGTTCCATTGGAGTAATTATGTTGTGGTGCTAAATCGTAACCATACTGCTTTAATATTACTTTTACATCTTGGTTTAGATGTTTTATAAGATCAACAATACCACCACCTGTATCATTTTCAAAATCATACCAAGTAGCATCATTTAGATTAAGAACTAAAGAACCTTTATTACCCCATCTATATTCGGTAGATGTTGTTGTTTTGGGTTCTCCTAAAAGCTCTTTTGCTAACTCAGGTGCTATTTTTTGCCAATCTATATTCTGCATCAAAAAGGTACATCATCATCTGTTAATAAATCATTATTGTCATTGATTTGTTTATTAACTAAATCAGAAAGACCATCATTACCTTTTACATCAGAAGTATCGTTATCATCGTTGTACCAAGTAGGAATAACAAACTCATTTGATCTAGGTGCAAACTTAGCAAACTCAAAACTTAATTCACTTGATTGTCCTAAACCAACCTGTAGTTTTTTAGCACCTGTAAATTTAACAACAGGCAGTAAATCACTATTCTTGTCTTTATCATTCCAGAACAAAGCAAGTATCTTATTAAATGCTTGTGTTTCTGCAAATGTCATATTCTGCCATAATAAAGGTCTTGATAGACCTTGTGGCAACACCCAAGCAGAAAAAGCTCTTTTGTAATCTTCAGCAGGTTTATCACCAACTACACCGAATTGCTTATCCCAAACAAAGTCATAACCTGATACTTGTTTGTAAGCTCCCCATCCACTTAAAAAAGTAGCAGGATCAAGTTGAAGATATTGAAACTCTATTGGATTATCTCCATTATAGAAGCTCATATCTCCTGTTTTCCATTTTAAGTAAGGTGATTCTCCACCACTACTCATTCCACCTAATATATCCATATATACTCTCCATTAATGTATTGTTTTATCAATACTGTTTAAAAAATCAATTTCAAGAATAGTATAGTTTCTTTCCTTGAAGCTGACATAATCCTCATCATTTATGATTCCTAAAAAATCACAAGCAATATTTATTCTGTAATATCGTTCTCGGCAATAATCCTCAAACTCATTTTCCAGCATAAAACTATTCACATCCATTAGCTTTTTGTAAGACTTCATCCATGTTCTCGCATAAGTCTGTTAATGGACACATTAAAGTAATTTTGTTTGATCTTGGTACATTTGTTATTAACCATGCTGGTACTATACATTGAATACTTTTCCTATCATATTTCCATATTAATATAGGTATGTATTTATCACCAGCAGCTTCTAGTGTTTGAGTCCACCAATTATTTCTAGGCATATTAGAACCTGATTTATACCTCTTACACTCTATAGCTATATTGTCTAAATAAATGTCTGCTTGTCCTTTTTCTTGGTATTGATCTAAATTGCGTTTTACTCTTTTATCTATATTCTTAGATTCAAAGTAATTATTTATCTTATTCACAATAAACCTTTCAAATGCAGCACCTTTATTCCTAGAGTTCACCATAATCAGTCCTAACAATCCTACCACTCATATAAGCTATTTCCTCGTAATGCTTACCAGCACCTCGTTGAAAATAAATCCATTTGATTTGTTTATCTTTCTTTTCTTCTGCTATTTCTTTTCTTCTTTTTTCAACAGCTTCCTTATTCTGACTCATTTACTTTTCTCTCCTCATAACTGCAAACACCTAACTTTAGTAGAAGCTGACTAGCAGACTCTATACTCATGTTATTTTTTGCAGCAAATATTTTGATCTCAGTATGCAAATCGGTTGGAATCCAAAGTGCTTTTTTATAATTATCTTCCATAAAAACTCTCCATATAAATATTAATATTAATATGACTTTATTACCATAGTTAATTAATACTTTCTTACTTTTCTCCTATAATCAACATAAGGGCAAAAGATAAACTCTCCATAACACCTATACACTCTCATATATCTATTTGCCCTTTTTTATCGTTAATGTTTTACTTCTAATCTCATAAGCATCTTTAGGTGGCACTATCTTTTCTGGTTGTGCCTTATACTTACGCATCTTCCATTGAACTATCCAATTACCAGTTCTACCAATAGAAGCATTACCCATTTCATCCATTATGTGTGCTTGTATCTTTTCATTTACTTCTTTCAAACTGGCTATCATCTCTTTAGTTTGTTCATGTTGTTTTAATAGTTCAGATGTTTCCTCACTTAATATCTTAGTTTCACCATTTGCGTTTGGATATTTGATGTGAGCATCATTTGTGACTTGTGGAGTGTAATAATCTTCTTCATCTATTCTTCTATTAAAATCAATTACTTTATCAGAAAGATTTTTTTCAAACTCATAATCTTTAGGTATTACATAGATTCTAAGATCAGTTGACTGGTAAAGAATAATTAAAATACCTGCTTGTGCTTGTGTCGTTGACATAGCAGCTTTAAGTTGCAAAACACCCAACCAATCAGGGGGTACATCATCAGGATATATACTGGTGCATTTAACTTCTATTGGTGTATTACCATTAAGATAAACTTCTGAACTATTTAATGTAAATATGCCATTTTCTTTATCCTCTTTTATAGTTAGCTTTTCTGGATATGCCATTCCATCTAATGATCCCTCTAGTGGCAACATAGGATGTACTACTTTTTCTGTAATCTTATCTTCATATTTATCTATGCCTAGTCTTTTCATACATTCTTGGATCAGGGGTTTTTCTAACACATCTCCTGTACGCTGTCGGAGTGTTTGTGGCGTTCTAATACTTTCGCCATGCCTTGCCCTTATACAATCATTTAACACCTCTTGTTTGCTCTTAAAATGTCCTTTATCAAATAAATATGGCACTAAGGAATGTGTGCAATAATCATCCCTAGTTATCTTACCTATTGTTTTCATTTTTCTTACCTCTCATAAATAATCTATCTGATTGTCGCTGTAATGATTTCTCTACTTGTCTATCAAACCACTTTCTAAACCATTGTCTTAATTTCCCCATACTAAGTAGCTAAACCCAACAAGTATTTAACTTCATCTAGAGAATCCCTAAGTTTATATTGTTCATTACAAACTTCTAATATTACTTCGCCAGTAATATCATCTTTATAGAATCCACTAATTGATCTAATCGGTATATTAATTTCCCCACCACCTAATAAATTAAAAGTTATGTTTCTACTCACTTTCTAACTCCTCTAATTTTGCTTTTTCGTTAAATAAATTATTGCGTTTTTCTACTACCAGTTCTTCAGCTTGTGCTAGTTCTTCTTCAGCAATATCTACCCTAGTTTGCTGTTCCAAAATATCACAAGCCTTTTGAAATGGATTAGACATTCTTTTTCTTTTCTTTACTAACTCTATATTTGTGATTAGCTTTCTGGCATTTTGTAATCTGTCTGCCAAGCTCGATAAGTGACTTACCTTTGAATGTGGTAAACCAACCATCGCACTTAGGCAGATATACTTCTAATGTGTATTTCATTATGCACTCTCCTTTTGCAGTTCTCTTTGTTCTACTTTCTCCCAAACTTTAGAAAATCTTTTTAAGAAAAAGTATTGTTGTCTGTTGTTATAGTTTCCTACTGCTAAAGAATCTAAAACACACATACACTCGACATCAGGATTTTGTTTTAAAAAGTTTTGATGTATTTCAATCATAAAATTAAATAAATTAAATTTTTTATCCATGTTAATTACTCCTTTTTTGTTTAACATAAGAGTATTATATATATAAATATATAAATATACAAGTATTTTTTAGAATTATTTTTATAGTGGATTTATCTTAGGAACTGAACTTAATTGATCTAAAGTTTCTTTAAATGAATCTAGTGCTAGTGTTGGCGTGATTATGGATGATTCAAATGTGAAGTAAGTCTGCGTAGTGTTATTTGGTTTGAAGAAGATATGTTTTCCTGCATTATTAAAAAACACAAAAGCGTGTATATCACAATGATAATGCTTATATACACTAGATAGTGTCCTTGAATTTTCAGTTGCAAAAACATATTTACCTTGTTTAGTTTCTCTCCTAGTTTTAACTTGGATTGTATATTTAGCAGAACCTAATTCCACAATTAAGTCTGCTGGATGTTTCTCTTGTGTTCTATAACACCAATCACAATGCTCTAGCAAAAAGGTTTGTACTAAAGACTCACCTACTGCACCAAGCCTAGAATTAGCCTGATGATCTTCTATCGTTTTCTTTCCCATCTTGGCTACATAGAGCAAGTTGCCTAGAATTATACAATGCTCTATTCGGAGTTTGAATAGCATATTTTGATCTTAGCACTTCTTCTGATGCTTCTAACCATTTACCGAGTTCCATGAGTTTTCTTGTTTCTCTAAACCTCATAAAACCAACTATTCCCATTTGGAATGTCATATCAATACATACCATTCTTGCTTTTTCAGGAAAGGTACGCCAAACACCCCAACTATTCGTTAAATCTTTTTGTACTGCTTCTATATCATTATTTAGTAAATATAATGCTTCTTCTTCTGTAATACCTCTATCATCAAGATTTCTACCAATTCCCAAAGTTAATTTACCCTCAGAACAATTATATGGATATAATCTTAATCCCTCATGTTTGCGAAGCATCATTACAATTTGATCTAAAAATATTTGGTTATAACCATCCATTATTCTCGTAAGCTACTTCTAGCAACACCCTTAAATTTTTCAAATGATCTATAACCACCTAATCCTAAAAGTGATAGTGTGAGTGTTAATAAACCCTCAGTTTGTATTGCTGGTAATGATGTACTTGATCCACTAATTACAATAAACCAATTAAGTATAGGTGCTAAAAAAAATGTCCAAAACAATCCTAAACAACATACCCACATTATTGCTGGTCTTGCACCTGATACAAATAATGATGAATGTTTTGCTTGTTCTTTATTAACTTCAATTTGAGCCATGTTAGCTCTATGAAGTTCTGTTTTGAGTTCGTGTTCTAGTTTTTGTTTTAAATCCTTATCAGCAACAAACTTATCAAG